TCTGGATCGTTCAGAGTGTGAATCTTTTTCCCACGAAGGTAAACGCTGACGACTTTCCTGCCGTCCACTTGTTCAAACTTCGCGGTAAGTACATCCTCACACCCATTAATTTCCACGGGAGTGCGCCAAAACACGACGAGGTTGTAAACCATCCAAGGAAACTCGCGCATAGTGATCCCGACATTGTTTGAAAACCTCTTGGTGTAGCTGAAACACCTAGCTGTACCAATCGCAACCGCGCATACCATCGCGTAAGTGAGATAAAGCAGAGCTGTAATGATGACTAGGTTGAAAACGAAAATCACCGAGTTTTGCTGTTGCCAAACCAGGATCGGGAGATCGTAAAAGGCCAAAGAAAAGACAGACGCTATCAAACGCGGCATAGCCATCAAAGCTCTCCAAACAACTTTGAGCGCTGTCCACCAAGTAACCTGAACCAACTCCTTCTGCTGCAGCCAAATCCACCTGTTAAAGGTGTAAAACCGCTCATCAAGGTAAGTGCTCCAATCCGTATTCGTTTGATTGGAAAACTCATCCTCAGGAAGGTTGATTTCTGGGTCCGGAAAAGACTCGTGGAAAGGGAAGCCCGTAGCCTTGCGCTGCCTCCACATGTGAATCTTGTCGTCGACGGTGACCACGAGCTTTGGAAGATCCTTGGTAGAATTCCCCGCAATCTTGAGAGGAATTTCGAGGTCCGAAGACCAGTCAGTGGACTGGTGTAGAGTCGGTGCGATCCTAGCAAAGTTAGTGGATGCCCCAAGGGAGAGAACAGACATGAGAATGGCCAGGGTCAGATGGGCTTTGATGGCCCTCTGAATCCAGGCCTCTCTAGTCTTAGAATAATCTCTCTTCTGCCTCGCAATATTGCGAGTGATGGCACTACGAACTGAGCTAGTGACCATACCGTGCAGAACCTCCCCAGACTCAGAAACAATGGTTAACATCTTCCTGGGACCTCCGGGAAATCCAGGGTCGAGCACAACCCCGGAATCTGACTCACCAGAGGGCAAGCCAGGAGGGGCGAAAGGGACCGCCCCATCGACCCCTTCAAAAGGCGGGGCCGTCGGCTCCGGCAAGGGAACCAATGGGACGCCCGCTACCAAAGGCGCCCCCGGTGGGGCGGAAACGTTAATCTCCGCCCCAATTGCCGCTGTAAAAGTCGGCGAGCCAGACCTGTCAGAGTCCGGGACCGCTATGCCCCGAAGGGACAAGCGGGAGAATGGTAGCGTCTCGGTTACCAGCAGCGTGCTGGGCCGATCGCCAGGCCCCATCTCAAGAGCCTGACTAGACGGCGAAGTCTCGGGGGGCTGTGCCCCCGGAAAC